GTCGTGGTTTCCCATAATCATATACACATTTTCAAACGCTTCGCTTAATCTTTTAATGTTTGGTACAGTATAATTTAGTGTACTAACATTAACACTGGCACGATGATGGTGCCAATCGCCTAGGAATATACATGTTTCACATCCTTCAGCTTTAGCTTTATCAATAAACCAATAGATAAAGCGTTCACAATCATCGTTATGTAATCTGCTGTTGTTTTTGTTTCCAAAGTGTATGTCTGTAAAACATGCAACCTTCTTAAAAAATTGACTCATGGTATAATATTGTATCCTGCGTCTTTCATATCTTGTTCCATTTTGTCATGATATTCGGATTGTTTTTCTTCTCTTGCTTTGCGTTGTGCAGTTTCGTCATCAATCTGACGTGTAAAACTAGGTGTTTGCCCAGCTTGTTGCAACAAGTCGTCACGCAAGTTCTGATTACGTTTTTCCAAATTCAAGACTCTCGTAAAGCTATTTGTAATAGCGGCTGTATAATATGCAAATGGATTTGCTGATTTACTTTCATCAAAGTACAAACCAATCTGCGATAGTTGTACTAGCGCATGGCTACGCATTTCATCTACATACGTATAGCCTCGCCAGTTACTTCTCATACTGTAACGTTGGCATAGCATAATCATCATACTAGCTAACTTTTCAGTAATCTTACCCTTTTTAACACTAAATTGTCCATTTGTCAAGTCCCCAGTCCAGTGACTACGTGCAACTTCTTGCCATGTATTGTTTCTCCATGCTATATGGATAAACGGTGGAAAGTTACATTTTGCGTGTCTATCTGCTACTGTTTTGGGCTTGTTCTTTCTGCCAGGCTCTTCAGGTATATGATCAAAAGTCATTTTACGGATTACAATATCTTCCAATGGTATTTCACTACCATCAAATTTATATGTGATCAAACGTGGTTTGTCTTTTGCTTTACGTCCTGGTGTGTCTTCCCATATTGCTAGATCTCTAGCATGATTTTCGTTTGCAATGCGATCTGCACGTGTTTGTTTTGCATCTGCAATAACTTCATCCGTAAGATCGTCCATGCTGTGAATAATACCGTCAATAAGAAAGTATTTTTTGTCTTCTATAAAACAAAAACTTAACTTACTCTTGTGTATTTCTTTTAATAGTTCTTTATTGTTTAAATAATTTTGTCTTTTTGGCATAGATCATTCCTTATGTTCCACAATTATAGCAACATTATTACCCTGTGTCAACCGAAATTTCACAAAGATTTTAAGAGTATAAATAGTTGTGGAGATGTTAAAATGTTGATAACTGAAATTTTAAATTTATCAGAAGCTGTTGCTAATCGCACTATTGCTATATACCCTGGACGCTTTCACCCTTTTCACAAGGGCCACAAGTTTGTATACGACTATTTAGCGGGCAAATATGATGCAGTTTTCATAGCAACAAGTGATAAGCAAGAAGAAGGATCACCCTTTAGTTTTGAGGATAAGAAGCGTATGATGATGCTTACTGGTGTTCCAGCAAGTAGTATTGTTTTTACAAAGCAACCATATGTACCTAACGAAATACTAGACAAATTAGATGCAAGTAATACTGCGGCAGTGTTTGGTGTTGGAAAAAAAGACATGGAAGAAGGAAACCCACGCTTTAAGGTAGGACTCAAGAAAAACGGAGAGCCTACATATTATCAACATAATACAAATGACAAGCAAACATTTGATAAACATGGTTACTTGGAAGTAGTACCAACACAAAAATTTACAGTATTGGGACAGCCTGCTACAAGTGCAACAGAGTTACGTAAACAATATGCAACTCTTAATGATCAACAAGCACAAGCATTTATTAATGATTTGTTTGGTAGCTTTGATAAAGATGTAATGACAATTATGGACAAAAAATTAGGAAGAAACAATGGCTGATACCAGAGCTAAACTTTTATGCAAATCAGGCTATAATCAAGCCCTGCAAGGACCTGGTAGTGCTTTGGGCACAAAAGGAGGTATTGTATTTCCTTATACTCCTGTAATTACTACACAAACACAAGTTGCGTATAACAAATATGACTTAACTCATACAAATTATCAACCTATGGCATTTGCTCATAGTCAAGCACCTATGTTACAAGTAACTGCAAACTTTGTACAACAAAGCACAGCTGATGTAGACTACATTTTAGGTGTAATACATTTTCTACGTGTTGTAACCAAAATGAATTTTGGACAAGAAGATCCAGAACGTGGTACGCCACCGCCTGTTTTGGAATTTAGTGCTTACGGGCCAGTAAACTTTAGTAGGGTACCTGTATTAGTACAAGGATTTAGTACAACATATCCTGATGACATGGATTATATTGTAGATGCAAGTGGTGAAAATCGTGTACCTGCTATGATGACACTTGCAATGGATTTAGCAGTACATTATAGTCCAGGAAGTACACGTTCACAGTTTAGCTTAAATGGATTTGCTAGTGGAGAACTTTACAGTAAAGGATTTATCTAATGCCAGAAAAAGTATCATACCCAAGTAGTAGCAGTTATAGAAATACACCTATAGGAAAAAAATATTTAGATTTATACAAACCTGCAATTAGTATAAGTTACGAAGACACTTACGAGTTTGAAATTACAGGTAAGTATGAAAATAGACCAGATTTACTAGCACAAGACCTATACAAAGACAGTAAACTATGGTGGGTATTTACATTATATAATAGAAATAAAATACAAGATCCTATATATGATTTTGTACCAGGACTTAAAATACGTGTACCCACAAATGCCAGCTCGATTGGAGTTTAAATGGTAGAAAAAACTAACGAACAAAAAATAGCAGAATTTGTCGCCCAGCAGAGATCAGATGCTGGCGGTGGAGATCCTACCTTTAATGCTACTCCAGAAGAACAATCACAGTTTAATGGTGGTACAGAAATTATACGTGACTTTAGTCAAATCACACCTCAAGATAATGATAGTTTATATTTGCAAAATCCCTTAAACGGATTTGATATCTATACGTACAATATAGAATTACATCAAGTAAATCCAAAAGATATGTTGATGTTACAGACTGCAATAGATATGAATAAAACAGTTATTGTTGCAGACAATAGTAGAGAAGCAAAGTATAACATAACTCACTTAGAGCAAGTTTTTGCACTAGGACAAGGATTAGTTCGTAATACATATTCACATAATTTTCAATTTGAAATCACAGAACCAAACGGTGCAACATTTATGGACAATTTGGTTACCAGTGCGTTAGTAAACTTAGGTTGTAGAAATGCAAATAGTGCTAGATACTTTTTGGTATATGAATTTATAGGTAGATCAGCTAATGGTGAAAGCATTAGATATCCACAGCGTTTCTTATATCCTGTGTTTATACAAAACATAGAAATGCAAGTTACAGGCGATGGCAGTAAGTATATGATTAAAGCAATTGCTGAATATACTAGTGGCTATCAGTATTTAGAACACACAGTTAAAGGTGCGATTACATTGGAAGCTGCTACAGTTGGAGAATTTGTTGCAGAATTTTTATTTAAATATAATAAAATGCAATTACGAGAAGTGCAAGCTAATCCAGCTCAAGCATTACAAGACTTTTATGATATAACATTTGACGAAGAAACAGACACAACAGAATGGCTAAGTTGGCCTATACAGCAATCAGCTGAAGTATTAAAGAAATTAGGTCCTAGTGCTATAGGTGACAAGATACACTTTAACATACCGAATGGTAGTACATTAACAGAAATTTTAGGTATAGTTCTACAAGCAACAAAAGAATATAAAAATATCCCAACACATGACGGTGGCTTTATGAAAACTTTACCAAGCAACCAAGCAGAACGAGGTATTGATGTTTTACCAGTATTCCATAAAATTATTACACAAACAGAATATATAGACTTTGATGTTTTACGTAATGATTGGAATAAAAAGCTAACATTTAAAGTTAAAAAACATATTGTTCCAGATATTCCAATGGATGCTTTACAATATAGAACTGGTATTACGGATGAACAAATTCAAACTAAACGAGTAAATGAAATATTTAATACAGGTCTCTTAAAGAAAAGATATGATTATATTTTTACAGGACTAAACACAGAAGTTTTAAACTTTGATATAAAATTTAATCGTGCATACTATGTGATGAGTGTTATTAACAACGGTAAAGTTGGAGACCCTAATTCACAGGCGCCCACAGTAGGACTTAATAGTCAATTTGTAGAAGGTAGTTTAAGTGCTATCAGTGCTTTAAGCGGACAGCAAGCACTTATTATGGAAGCAATAACTAATATACAAAAAAGTGCAACTAATGAAAACGGTGAACCAGTAGCACTTGCCCCTGAAGCACAGCAACAGTTAGAGCAACTTGAAGAACAGGCTGGAATTTTACAAGAAGAAATATTAAGAAATAGTGCAATTAATAATCAGCAAAGTGGAGTTAGATTAAGCAACGCTAGAAGTTTAACAGATGGTCCTAGAAGTATAGCAGAAAATCAAATACAGGCAAATGAACTGGAAAATGAAATTGTCCAGCCATTGCGCTTTCATGGAGATATGGTTGACGACAGTGATGTGTATGGTCCTGAAAGTGATCTAGAAGGCGGTACAATACAGTTTGGTACAATTAAAGCTAATTTAGAAAACACTAGTGATTTAATGGATATTGAAATTACAGTAAGAGGCGATCCTTATTGGTTAGGAAAGCCTAATAGTTTTTATAGAAGTTTAATAAATGGAAACTCAGTAGGAGAGTTATGCGATTACGAATTAGGAGGACCAATGTTTTTCTTAAATATGCATTTACCTATTGACGAGGATAGTGCAGGTCGCAGAAGACCTAGAAATGACTACAGAGTAAGTGGACTATACAGAGTATTAAATGTGACTTCTACTTTTGAATCCGGTAGATTTATTATGGTTTTACGAGCAAAAAGAGATCCACTAACAAATGTTCCACAAGTTTTAAATAAATTAATTAATGCAACAACAAGTGCTAATAGTGGTACTATAAGTAGAAGTAATGCTGGTACAGATGTTGGGCAGATACAGGAGAATGGAAGCTCATGATTGGAAGTTCTAATAGAATTAACAGAAAAGTCAAGGACCAATACAATCAGAATGTAATGAACAAAGGCTTAAGAATACCTGCAGGTGTTTATAGAGGTATTGTTGTTGACCCAAGTGACCCTAGAGGTATGGGACGAGTTAAAATTAACATAGGTAAATTTTATGGTGGCGTTGCAGGAGATAAACCGGAAATTAGTCCTGAGGAATTTTTAGGTGCTGTTTGGTGTAGATTTATGACACCTTTTGGAGGCACTACACGAAGCACAGGAAGCCAACGTACATATGGTATGTGGGGGCAACCACCAGATCGTGACACTGAAGTATTAGTTGCTTTTAGCGGAGATAGTGATAAAGGTATTATACTTGGCATCCTACCAGATGAAAGTAGAAACGGAAGTATGGCAGGTCCACAAGCTGGATTTAGTAAAACAGACGGATTTACTACTGTACAAGAACTAGATAGAACACATACTAGTGAAAATGATAAACCAGAAGTTCACCCACAGGCTGAAAATATAAAACAGCAAGGGCTACACAAAGATAGAATTCGTGGATTAAATTTTAGTAATCCTAGAAGAGAATATCAAAGTCGTGTATTTGGTATGAGTACACCACAGGGTCATGCAGTTGTTATGGACGATGGTAATAATGAAGATCAAAGTTTTGAACTAATAAGGATACGCACAGCAAAAGCTGGTCAAATATTAATGGACGACACTAATGGATTAATATACATAGTTAGTCAAAGTGGTAAAACATGGATAGAAATGAATCGCGAAGGCGATTTAGATGTGTATAGTGAAAAAAGTATTAACTACAGTACTGAAGGAAACTTTAATGTACAAGCAGGCGGCGAGATTAACATGGAATCTAAATTAGGATTTAACATGAAAAGCCTAGGTACAGCTGGTATCAAAATGCATGCAAGTACTGGTACTATAGATATTAAAGCTCATAGTAATTTACAAATAGAAACAGAAAGCAATGGTAATTTGCGTGTAGCAGGCAACTATAGAGAAACTGCAACACGTATTGATATGAACGGTCCTCCTGCATTAGCCGCATCTACACCAACTATACAGCAACATACTGGTAATGAAGAAGTTACTGAAAGTATTAGTAAACGTGTACCAGAAGCTGAGCCTTGGAGTGGACACTTAGATGTACAAGTTGTAAATCAAAGTAGTACAGCAGGTGTAACAGATCAAGGAAATAGTGTTAGTTATTATGAAGGTTCTCCACAAAATCCAACTGCTGGAGAAAATGTTGGAGCATATGATTTAGGTAACTTTAGCGAGGCTGCTGAATCAGATCCTAGTGGATTATTAGAATGGCGCAATGGTGTTGATAGGCGTGTAAATCCTGTACTAATAGAAAAAGTACGTAATGTTGCACGTAAGTTTGGTAAAACACTTACAGTTACAAGTGGATACAGAAGTCCTGCATACAATAAAAGAGTAGGCGGTGCAAGAAAAAGTCAGCACATGCAAGCCAATGCTGTAGATATAAGTGGTGCAAACTTTAGTAATGAAGAACGGCTAACACTAATTGCATTAGCTAGTGCAGAAGGTATTACTGGTATTGGTGTATATAATGATAAAAGTCTACACTTTGATGTAAGAGCTAATCCTGCAGGTTGGGGAAGTGGATTTTCTTATGCTGGTATACCAGGTTATGCAAGATCAACAATGGATAGACATTTGGCAGGTGGCTATGCTTAGATATATTTCAGATAGTAATTTAAGAACTAATTGGAGCGACTATGTTATCCAAGACGAGTTTGCAGTTGATTTTTTAGTAGATACTACACAGCGGTCAGCAAGCGAAGATATGATTGCATTAATGTTATCACAAACGCACTTTAGTATGTTTAATAATGATGGACATATAGGTTATGGTACTGGAGATCTTAAAAAAGAATTTGGATATACAGAACAAGAAGCATACAGTGAATGGATTAAACAATTACGTAAAAAAGACAAAGCCTTTAAAAATAGTTTACCGCTACGTAGTATAAGTAAAAGCCAATACGACTCTTTGTTTAGTGTTTTTTATCATACAGGTAATTGGAAAACATTACGTGGCTTAGAGGGTATATATGATTTAGAATATGCAGTACTAAGTGAAAATTGGACACTAGTAGCTGATATAATTAATAACGGAATTGACGATCCTGATACTCGACGTTTGGAAGCTCGTGTGTTACAATTAGCAGACTACAGTATAGAACGCACACGAAGTTTTATGCGCAACAAAGGTATTGCACTTGCTAGAAGAACCTATAAATCAGGCGATATAAAAGACCAATCTATTGTAAAACAAATAGAGTTTGCATATTATAGGCAAACAACAGCATTTCTTCCACGTATGACAGAACTACGTAAAAGAGAGCTATTACTAAAAGTTGGTCAGTTGTAACTATAAATATTTGTGTAGCAACACAAAAGGAAAACTCACTGGATGTCTACCTTATATTTGAACGCTGATTTTCAGCCTATGGAACTGAGTCCGCTCAGTGTACTAAGTTGGCGAGATAGCATCAGCGCATACTTTAAAGATAGCGTGTATATCTATAAAACACACGACAATTGGATGGTACGTAGTCCTAATTTACAACTACAAGTACCCAGTATCGTAGTAGCAAAACAATACCACAAACGTAAAACTAACGCAAAACTAAGTCGTAAAAACTTGTTTATACGAGATAATTACCAATGTCAATACTGCAATGTACGTTTTTATCATCATGAACTTACTTGGGATCATGTTGTACCACGCAGTGCTGGCGGTAAAGGTAATTGGAATAATATAGTAGCCGCTTGTAAGAGCTGTAACTGGAGAAAAGGCAGTCGACAGGATATTACACCTGTGCGAAAACCCTATACACCCAGTTGGCGAGAGATATATAATCAAAGTAAATGCTATAGAATTACTATTCCTGACCCAGCATGGCAGGAATTTTTAGATTGGCCTGAAGAATTGCTTACAATTAAAGCACCAGTTTATTAAACTAATAAATAGTTGTATGGCAACGTTTATAGGTTATAGTTCAGTAGACAGAAAATTTGGTAATTTTACACTAAAAGATGTAGAATTAGCAAAGCGTGATCTACTCAATCATTTTTACACTCGTAAAGGAGAGCGTCTTGGAGAGCCAGAATTTGGCAGTATTATCCAAGACATGGTATTTGAACCTCTAGATGATCGCACAGTTAATGCAGTAGAAGATGATGTTAGAGATGTTGTGGCTAATGATCCTAGATGGATATTAAATACTCTAAACATTACTACTGGACAGCATACTATAGAATGTATCTTAAATTTAATATACAAACCTGATAGTACTGCTGAAGAACTTTATTTAAAATTTACAGCGGAAGAAGAGGAAGAAGATGGCACAGAGCGTTAGACAACGAAACTTGTTTGCTGCTGAGGACTTTACTGTCGTATACGACAGTTTTAAGCAAGCAAACTTTAAAGCCTATGACTACGATACTATTCGTAGCGCAATGGTGGAATACATAAGAGATAATTATCCAGAAAACTTTAATGACTGGATTAGTTCAAGTGAATTTGTAGCACTAATAGAACTAATTGCATTTATGGGCCACAACATTGCATTCCGCACAGATTTAGCAAGCAGAGAAAACTTTTTAAGTACAGCAGAGCGCCGTGCCAGCGTATTGCGTATTGCAGATTTTCTAGGCTATAAACCAACCCGTGCATTACCAGCACGTGGATTATTAAAAATTAATTCCATTAAAACAACGCAAAATGTTTATGATATTAATGGTGAAAGTCTTAAAGGTCAAGAAATAGACTTTAACAGTGATCAGGATCCTAATAGTTATCAAAATTTTCTGTTAGTGTTAAACGAGATATTCCAATCTACAAACAAGTTTGGTAGACCTAAAGCCAGTGCAGACATTGCAGGTATAAGCACACAAGTATATGGAACAAGCATTGCTGACAAATCTATTACATTCCCATTTAGAGGATCAGTAAATGGACAATCACAAGATTTTGAAATTGTAAACAACTACATTAATGAAGATGATGTTTTGGAAGAACAAGCACCAAGTCCAGGAAGTAGTTTTAACTTAATATACAGAAATGATAATCAGGGTATAGGTAGTAACAACACTGGATTTTTTGTAGGATTTAAACAAGGGGAACTAAAGTTTACAGACTACACAGCAGATAGTGCAATTAGTAATCTTAGTTTAAATATTAACAATACAAATATTAATGAATTAGATATCTGGGTACAAAATATTAATGATACTGGAGAAGTAGTTAGTAATTGGACTAAAGTAGATGCAACATATGGTGTAAATGCTATTTTTAATAGCATACAAAATAAAAATCGTACACTATATGCACAACGTACACTTGATAACGATAGTGTAAGTATTGAATTTGGTGATGGTGTGTTTGCAGATATACCACGTGGATTGCTGCGTATATGGTATAGAGAAAGTTTAAACAACAGTTACACTCTTAACACTGATGATATTGGTTCAGTATCATTTAACTTCCAATATACAGCTAAAGATGGAAACGAGTATACAGTAGTTTTTGGTGCGCAACTTATGGAACCAGTTGCAAATGCCGCTAGCCGTGAAAGTGTACTAAGTGTTAAAACAAATGCTGGCCGTGTGTTTGCTGCTCAAGACCGTATGGTAACTGCACAAGATTACAGTGTTTATCCACTTACTGTTAGTAATAATGTTCGTAAAATTAAAAGTGTAAACCGTACACACAGTGGACATAGTCGCTTTATAGATATCAATGACCCAACAGCTCAATATCAAAATGTAAATATGATTGCTGAGGATGGATATGTGTATAGTGAAGGCACATTAAATC